CAATGGCCGAGGAGCGCGACAAGTGGGCAATAGACCATATCATTGATCGTACAGTCGGTAAGCCGGTGCAGCACAATGTCAACGAGAATACAGAGCTACCGGCTATCGAGGGGTTCAGTGTTGAATGAGGCAGCAGTTAAGCAAGTCACGCATCGAGATAATCAAAGACGATCACCGGTTCAAGGTGCTGGCTTGCGGCAGGCGATGGGGCAAGACATACCTTGCGCTGTATTGGTTGCATCAAGGGCCGATACAACCGCGAGTGAGTCGATGGTTTGTAGCGCCGACATATCGGCAGGCAAAGATGATAGCGTGGCCGATATTACGCGAGCTGTATTCACAGTGGGATTGGATCGACAAGGTGAAGTTCAACCACACGGAGCTTTCAGTGCAGCTACCTAACGAGGCTGTAATAACTTTGAAGGGTGCCGATAGCCCTGACTCATTGCGTGGTATAGGCTTGAATCGCGTAGTGATGGACGAGTTTGCGTTTATGAAGCCTGAAGTATGGTCTGAGATCATCCGGCCTGCGTTGTCGGATACAGGCGGTGATGCGTTGTTCATCGGTACGCCTGACGGTCACAATCATTTCTTTGATGTGTACCAGCAGGGTCAGGATGTAGAGTTCGCTGATTGGCAGAGCTGGCAATATACCACTGTTGAAGGTGGCTATGTACCAGCTGACGAAGTAGCAGCGGCTCGTAATGATATGGACGCTCGCACATTTCGGCAGGAATACGAGGCCACCTTTGAGACAGTTGGTAACCGCGTCTATGATGCGTTTAACCGCGAGCGCAATGTTGAGAGCTTGCAAATGCCCGGTGCAAGGGTGATAGCTGGCATGGACTTCAACGTAGCTAAGATGTGTTGCGCTGTTGGCTGGTTGCTACCTGACGGTATACACTGGTTCGACGAGATAGTACTGAAGGATAGTAACACCTTTGAAATGGCACAGGTATTAGCTGAACGCTACCCGCGCTGCACTGTGTATCCAGATCCAGCGGGCAGTGGTAGACGGTCAAGCTCGACGCGCTCAGATCATCAGATACTGCGTGACGCTGGCTTTAGTGTGATAGCGCCGCGTGCGCATCCACTTGTAAAGGATCGCATCAACGCTGTCAATGGTCTTTGGTACAATGCTGCAGGGCGCGTGCGAATGACTGTCGATCCTAAATGTGAGGACATTATAGCTAATATGCTGCGGGTACAATGGCACCAGGGCGAACCAGATAAACGACAAGAGAAGCGCGGTTACGTTCACATGAGCGATGCGATAGGCTATGCAACGCACTATCTATTCCCCGTTGTACGCCGTGAAGCTAAGGAGATATCGCGATGGTAACGCCGTCAAGTGTAGTTGAGGCCAACAGGATCGAATTTCAGCAACGCGTTAAAAATGAGTGGAACGAGGATCGTCTGGAGTGCCTCAATTACTACGACGGCTTAACCGAATCAATTACACGCGACAGGTTCAGCAAGGGTTCACTGACACAAGTACCAGTTGCCAACAATAACATCACGCGCCGCGTGATTGATCGTGTGAGTTTGGTGTATATGGTGCCTCCGATACGAACGCTGACCAGTGCTACCGACGAGCCGCATACGCTACAGGACGAGTACGCACGGCTTACGGCGGTAAAGGACTTGAAGCTACAGCGAGCCGAGAAGTACACTAATCTGCTGCGTGTAGTTGCGGTGTTGGTGTCGTGGGACGCACGCGATCTGCGGTTCAATTACCAGGTACTGACCGACTTTGAGCCTGAGTTTGTTGCAAGTGATCCGTTCCGGCCTACTGCAATCAACTATCCGATATCGACTATATCATCAGTCAGAGATGTAACACCTGAGACGTGGCGGCGATGGGACGCTGACGGATGGGACGACTTCACGCAGGCTGATGGTTCGCAGGGTATTATAGCGGGCAATGATGTCAGTTATGGTATACTGCCTGCTGCGTGGTGTTTCCGTGACGGTGTACCTGAGACGGAGTTCCTTGATGTAGCGCCCGCTAAGGATCTGATCGATAGTAACCACGCTATCAATGTAGCGTTGACCAACAAGAACGCTAACACACATTTTCAGAGCTTCGGTAAGCAGTATATCACAGGTGTTAATGACGCAAGCACAGTGAAGACGGGGCAGGATACTGTAACCGTACTACCAGATAACGCTAACATGGGCATACTGTCGCCGCCAGACACCTTAGCGAGCATTACAGCCTCGGTACAGAGTGACTATAAATCAGTTGCACAGAACTATGGGCTTGATCCGTCGTTTGTTGAAGGCAATACAGCTGAGTCCGGTGTAGCGTTGCGTATCAGGAATCAGGAGCTTATCGATGCACGGCGTAGTGATGTAGTGACCTGGCGTAACATTGAGGCGCAGATATACGAGATTGAGATAGCGATGTTGAAGGTGCATCAGGCAGGTAAGGCGTACCCTGATTCAATGTCGGTTGATTACAGCGAAAGTGTTGAGGTACTGTCACCGCAGGAGCAGCGTGACAAGGATCAATCAGACCTTGATAACGGATTCACTACACGCGGCGCACTGGTATTGCGTGATAACCCGGATCAGTTCGTAGAGAAGGACGGCGTAACGGCACTTGAACAGGCTGAGGCGTGGACTGCTCGCAACCGCGCTACTAATACAGCTAAGGGCGGCGGTACGTTGATTGACGCATTGAATAAGCCATTAATTGAGGACACTGAATGATGATAGTAGCTGTTGCAATTATCGTTGTTTTAGTTGCGCTGGTTAGTATAACATGCTGGAGTATCAGTTGTGAGTGACTACGCAGATACAGCGGCTAAACGATTCCAGAGTGCTATTGCAGAGATGCAGAAGCGCGTTGGTGCGTTGTTTGTAACGCTGCGCGATCTGCCTGCTGACGAAATTATGGTACAGTTGCAGGCGTTGGATGTACGCGCTACGATTACCGGGTTACTTGAACCGGAGCTTGCAAGGTTGCAGGCGAGCTATGCGGCAGGGCTTGAACTGATAGCGCCGAGCGGTGTAGTATCGGGCGAGGTGCTTGAGGGTTTGGTACGCATGGAAATGCAGGTCTATGTAGACCGTATCGGCACAACGGCGGTAGAGTTACAGCGGTTAATTGCACAGAGTGCCATTGCCGGTATGAGTGAGGCTGACTTTGCAGCGTCGGTACTTAAAACCGGTATGCAGCCGTATCAAGCGAACGCACTGGCTAACGAGTCATTGCGTAAGTATCAGCGAGTAGTGAAAGACCAGATAGCGCAGAGCGCACCGCCTGATAAGCTGTATATCTACGAAGGGCCTAACGACGATAAGACGGACGATTATTGCCTTGAGATGCTGGCAGCGGGGCCGCTGACTTATGAACAGATTGAGTCACAGTTCCCCGGTACATTTACAGCGGGTGGCCACTTTAATTGTCGTCATAGTTGGGAGCCGAGTGTGCGTAGCGATCAAGACAAGAGGGCTGCATGAGTATTTCTATTGCTGATGCTGTCAAGCTACCGAGTAAAGACTGGCGATGGATAGGCGAGCGCATGATTGCGTCGATACGTGAGCATGTGGCTAACAAGATGTATTTCAAGGGCAAGGCGTATAGTGCAGGTTACAGAGAGTCTAAGGCTGCGGGCAAGGCTGCCGATAAAGGTGTACCGCAATCGTCCACCAGTACAACACCGGATCTGACGCTTACAGGTAAAATGTTAAAGGGCGTTGAGGTGCGACAGGCAAGCGGTGACGGCGTTACTATCGGCTGGATAGGCAACGATGCAGCGAAAGTAGAGTATAACGCTGATATGGGTCGCGCTATTACAACGAGTAAAGTGCCGCTTATACCGCCCGTTGATAAAGAGCTTGATGTAGACGTTAACACAAAGTACGCCGAGCGAGTAAAGCTGACCGGCGGTACTACGAACATAAACTTGAAGATGTGAGGGTGCAGTGATCCATCGCAGCGGCAGTAAGTGGATATTGAAGTCAGAGGATGGTACGGGCCGCGTATGGGCGCGTGCTGATACTTTGGCTGGTATCCTGAAGCGATGGGATAGCCTACGGTCACACATGCTACGTGAGGGCGCTGTAACGGATGCTAAGAAGCCATTATACGCCGGGAGTGCTAAGGCATCAATGTGGCGGTTAGAGTTGCGTGAGGCTGCTGTAATGGCTGGCGACTTTGAAACGGCGAATATAAAGACGAAGCGTATAGATCATTCGGTAATAGAACGGTAAACAACGGAGGACAGTATGTCCGAAGATAAGGGGCAGAAGCCCGACGAAAAGCAGCCAGACGGCGCAAACGACGACAAACTGCAAGCGGAGATCCAGAATGCGCAGAAGCAGCGCCAGCGGGCGCAGGTAGCTGAAGCGAAACTTGAACAGATCGAAGCTGACGCAGAGAAGGCGCGACAGGCAAAGCTGAAAGAGGACGGCGAGTTCAAGACTGTGATTGACGAACAGAACAGTGAACTCGAAGCTCTCCGCAAGCGTGACGCTACATATACAGCGGAACAGAAGGCACGGCGCGAGCTGCTGCTGGACAAATTGTCTGACGATGACAAAGAAATCGTTGAGGATATGCCACTCGCTAAACTGGAAAAGTATGTCGGCAAGCAGAACACTCAGACGGGTGATACACCGCCACCTCGCGGCGCACATCAGCGCGGCGCTGGTAGCGATTACCCTGGCTGGTCGAAGGCTACCACTGAACAGCGACAGGCGCACCTCGACTCGTTTAAGAGGTAAATCATGGCTCATGACGTAACAGGGGTAACAGAGGGTGCGGCCCTAATCCCTGAACTTTGGACTGGTTCCGTCGCAGATTATATGCAGAATCTGGTCGGACTGGTTGATATGGTGACTGACTTCAGTTCACTCGTAGGCGGCGGCGTAAAGAAAGGTGACGTGATTCACGTTCCATCGTTCCCGAAGCTGACCGCAGAAACCGTTGCGGAGAATGCGACTATCGAGGCGCAGATGGTAACGGTAACAGATAACTCGATCACAATGAATCAGCATTTCACGTGCGTCTTCGACATCGAAGATATTGCCGAGGTACAGGCTCGCGAATCGCTGATGGCGGCTTACGTCCACCACGCAGGCGAGGCGTTGTATTACGCACAGGAATACTACATTGCTAATTCGCTGCTCACTGCTGCGACTACTAACGATGTAGCGCTTGCAACTGACAATACAATGACTACTCCATTGTTCCTGTCGGGCGTTGGCAAGTTGCTGACTTATGATGTCCCGTTGCCGAAGGATAGTTACTTCGCAGCTTCACCGCTGACTTACATCAGCCTCATTTCACTTGCTGAGATGAACGCTTACGAGAAGACTGGCGGCGCAGGTAGCAAGGTTGTAGCTGTTCACGGTTACGAAATTCCGTTGTATTCCAGCACTTGCTGGGATCAGGCCGGTGGCGCGGCTGCTGAAGCTGCTTCAATGTGGCATAAGTCAGCGGTCGGCTTTGCGCGGCAGCAGGAGCCGAGCTTTATGGCATCCAACAAGCCTCGTACACTCAGTATTGAGGCGGCTGTTTCCGCAATCTACGGTGGTACGCTGTTCTTCGAGGAGCGCGTTGCTAACTGGGTACAGGTGACTTAAACCAACATGGGGGCGGGGCAACCCGCCTCCTTTATTCGAGGTTGATATGGCTACTTATTTGAAGACACCGGACGGCAGGGTTATTTGCAAAGATAGTCCGCTATTCAGCGATAAGACGCTGAAGACGTTTACCGATAAAGGCTACAAGGTAGTCGATAAGCCGGGTACTGTTGAAAAGCCTGTGAAGAAGACTCCAGTGAAGGCTGACAAGGAGTAACCAATGCCTGATTACTGCGCTACAACTGACTTGCAGAAGGTGTTTGTTGATGTAGGTAACTACGACCGCAAGCTATCATTCAGTCGGCATGACTGGACGGTGTTTGCCGATAACGTAGACATGCAGCAGGATACCGGTGCAGTTGCAAAGCTGTATCGTAATGGTGTTGACCTGGGCGCACAACAAATAAGTGCTGCTGCCTGCGATGCTGACGGTAAGTGGTTTTACAAATCTGGTGCTACTGACGAGATACTGTACTGCTACAATACCAACGATGCAGACACTTATACCTGGGAGCTTGCACCGTTGGACTGGTATACAGCGCAGGCGAACGCAATAACCAACGCATCAGAGCAGCTTGAGACATTGCTCGACGCACGGCTACCGCGCCCTATACCGCAGAGTAACCGTACAGGTGGTACTTACACCTACGATTATGTAATTGTGAAGGCTACGGCGCTCTTAGCGTGTATTATGCTTGTTGAGGCGAGCGACCCGGGCGCGTCGGTTCTTGGTGATCTACGGGCGCAGCTGTACGGTGACGACGGTATCATTACCCGCATTAATTCAGGCGATGCAAGGCTGTCTTTTGAATGGACGCGCTCTGACGGCGGCCAGCTTGAAGAGGGCAGTATTGATGCAACGACTACCGGCAGGCCGATTGATGCTGTGGGGTCGCCCACTGTAGCGTACAACAAGTACAAGATACTCATTGTTACTGGTGATGACGTTGACGCAGCGGTAGATAACACAATCGCATCGTTCAGTGTGACTGATATCGAGGGTAACGCTGTACTTGGCGAGACTATCATCGATCAGGCTGGTTATCACGGTATCGGTGGCGGGTACTCTGTACGATTCATACCGGGCAAGTATGTAGCTGATGATTACTGGTGGCTGACTGTAGTAGGTGTAGCGCCGTCCACAAGCGTTATACAAGAGATCAGGATGGTGAGGTAATGGCGACTAACATCTGGCAGGACCGTATCATCTTTGCATTACAGAAGCTGTTACAGGAGAGTAGCCCCTGGAAGTGTTACTATTTGAAGCCGCGTGGATCTGAATGTCTGGTGTTTACACCTGCTCTAGAAGCGCAGCTTGCAAAGACTACCGGTGGCACGGTATATCGCTATACTTTGCTAATCGATATCTACACCGCCAGCGCGGCAACCGCTGATAGAGATGATCTATTGCAGCAGGTAGCCGATATAAAGCGCATACTGAACGATAACACGCACTACCAGCCCAGTAGTATCAATTACTATTTCGATGGCGTGGTAGACGGTATAGAGTATGACTGGGACGACGAGGACGAAGGTGGATGGAAGGCTCGCATAACGTGGAGCGGAACACACGAGGAGGTAGTATGAAGTACAAGTTGAAAAAAGGTGTGTCGTTACCGATACATCCGAATTACAGTAACCTGCCTCAAGTAAAGTGGTCTGCACTTAACGGCGGGCTGGAGGTTGAACTGACAGACGACGAGGCGAAGCGCCTCAAGGACAATGTAACTAAAGTAGGAGGCACCAATGGCAGCCTTAGATAGTGCGATATATTCACAACAGGAATTTGGCGTTGCCATTGTAGCTGAAACTACGGTAGGCGCCAATCCTGGCACTACTATGCAACGGCTCAATGTGACCGGGTTGGTCGGTATGAGTCAAACACTGGTACAGGTAATCGAGCCTCGTAGCGGTGAGTCACGGGTACAGGACAAAGAGCATATTCTGGTATGCGATAAAGGCGGTGGCGATATTACGGTATCGGTGCCGATTGTACTGGATACGCTGGTCGACGATATGCTGCATGAAAATGTAATGGGTGTAACCAAAGCGGGCAGTACACCGGCAAACGATGTAATCCTTGCGTACAATTACCTGCCAGCAGGGTACTTGAACGGCGCTACCAGTATCACTGACAATCTGCATACTTTCACAGTGGCGCTTATATCACCTGAAACCAACGAGACAATATACCTCACCGGTTGCGTAGTGTCAGAACTTAGTGTCAGTATGGATCAAGGAACAGAGTGCGGCAGGCGGCATGCAACGGTAACATTTCTGACAAGACACCGGCCTGCAACTCCAGCCGCCGCACCTACTACACCGACTGATTACGGCACTACTTTCAGGTTCCTGCGTGATCTGGATGCGCTGGCTACAGTAGCGGGCGATACCGTTATATGCAACAAGATAGAGTACACTATCAGCAATCCGCTAATTACAGCGGGCATTGACAGTGACGGCTATCCTGAGGTCATTTCACGCGCCATACCAAAGGTTACCGCAACCGGTGTGCTTAGTATCAAGTACGATGCGAATACTGCGGAACTGTGGGAGTCGCGTAGTGCCGGTACGACTATTGCGATTGCATTCAGCAACTACGCAACATGGGCTAATGCAGGTAATACTTTCGGTCTTCAGTGTGAGCAGGCGCTTATCGTAGGCGATCTTAACCCTGCCGCCGGTGATAGCGGTGTATTCCAGGACTTGAACCTTGAGTTCATGGCCGACTCAGCCAACACCAAAGCTGTACTCGAAGTG